TATAGATATGTCCAAGTCATTCAGCGATTTGACGGATATGCTTATGGAAAGGGGGTGGCGGAACTTGCGTAAGGTGCAATTCCTCCCCGTGCCTAAAGGCAGGGGCTTCCTTGCGTAAGTTTCGTGAATGTGACGAAACAGAAATTGATGCTGATACAGCTTACTGTTCTGAATGTGATGATTATGTAGAAGTAAGGAGGGTGTTATAAATGCTATTAGAAGAAGTTGTTTGATATAGGGTCACATATATAAAAGATGGTGAGCTTTTAGGTTGTTCAGATCAATTTGAAAATGTTGAGACTGCGAGAAAATTACAACAAAATGAACGATCAAAAAACAACGGTATAAAAACAGTGGTAGTAAAAGAGGTAATAAAAAGGGAAATTGTTTAAAAATCTACTTTTAAGTAATTCAAAATATAAAACACATTAATTACGCCCGATGCATTTTCAAAAGGATTATGTGTCGGGTGTTTATAAAAATATAAAAGGAGCGTAGAAAATGGGGTTAGACATTTATCTATACAAAATTGTCAATAACAGTGATGAATTTCATGTGTTCGAAGGTATTGCCGCTGAAAAAGCTAAACAATTTTTAGGTGATAAAATAATTGAACGAAAAGAACGATATATTGATTGGGAAAATACATTTATTAAAAGAGGTTTAGATCTTAATAATTACAAATGGACAATGACGGATGAGAATGGTATGCATTTCATTTCACTAAAAACAGATGAGAAAATTATGTTTCCTTTTGACTATCCATTCGAAACTTATGAAGCAACAGAGGTTGGAGTATTTGTTGAAGAAGTCGGTTATCAGAGAAAAGGAATGAAGGAATGGACGACCGTATTGCCTGACGATGTAGATGAAAATGGATTTATGACCATTTTCGAAAAGAATAAATTATTAAAATTGATACCTTATACAGAAGAATATTGTAGGGAACACTTTAAAAAAGAAATTGTTGATCCGTTTGCTGAGGGTAAAATGTTTGTATGGTTTTGGTGGTAAAAAGAGAAAAAGCGGCATTTTTATATAAGTATAAAAATATTTAAAATTTATAAAAGGAGTGTTAATAATGAAAGAAATTATTATTGAGATGTTTAGCGATTTTAAAGGTGATAAAAAAGCTATTTTATATGGGTTTCTTGTTGGTATAGGTTTTATTGGATTCATATATTTTCTAGCGATAATTCAATACGTTTTCTTTTACTAAAAATATAATAAAGGAGATATAAAGTGACGAAAGGATTGGTAATTTTGCTTCGTGAAAACTGAATTAAAATGGAGATGTGTTATAGATGACGGCAAAAACCATACCAATTAATAGAGAAAAATATAATAAAGCTGTTAATGAAATTATTAACAAATTATAACTACAGTAAAGGAGATGGATAATATGTTTGTGTACGGCTCTGTATTATATAACAGCTTCAATGAGCGATTAAGAATTGTTAAGGAGTTAAAGCGAGAGTTTGAGAAAGTAAGAATAACGGTGTTAGATGGTATTGTGCTCTATGAAGCTAAAGTGAATAAAAGATATTTATAAAATAATTGAGCGAGGAGGATTTTTATAATGAGAGAATTCGAAATTATCGTTGACACTGATGAAATTAAAGAGTTTTTCTTGACAGAATTGATAAATAGAGGATACGTACCAACTGATGACGAAATTGATGCAATTGCGGATATTGTGTTCGAATATATGGTACATAAGGGAATTATTGAAGAAGAATTTAATTGGGAAGATTAATTGAGGAAATCAAGAATCGTAAGGAGGAATACAAATGGAATATAAAATCAAAAAAGGTAGTATTGAATATGAAGCAGGGAGATATTTTGTTGATAACACAGGTGATTTGTATCAGATTATTTATGATAAAGATCGTGGTTATGCTTTATTAAATGTACGGAAAGGTGAAATAGAAAGTGAATTTGAAGAAACAATTGAATCACTTTTGAAGTATACCACTATTGGCGACATGAAGCCAGTAAAGCAAACAGTTGCCGCGGAGTTTGAGATAGTGGCGATTTAAAAGAACGATTTTAATGAGAAATGGAGGTAATTGTTATGAAATTATTTCTTTGTTCTGCTTATGCAGGTGATTATGAGCCAACAGGAGTTGTAGTTGCTGAGACGGAAGAAGAGGCGGAAGAAAAGTTTAAAAAGGAATTAAATGGTGAAGGAATTTGGTATACAGGGTCAATTTGGGCGCAAGAGGTAAAAGTTGATGGATATGAGATTATTGTAAGGAAAATTTAAATAAATTAATGCATTTATATAAATTAATATAAAAGGAGAGGGTAAGATGATTGATAAAAATGTTTTAAAAAAATATGGATATACAGAGGAACAAATTAAAGCAGGATATGAGTATTGGTTAAATGAAATGATAAACGAATTTCAAAATTTATTCAGTAAAATTCCTAATAAACTATTATCAGAAATTTATTTTACTACACAGGCTTATAAAAATAAGAATTTCGGATATGTTTATTTTCTATATAATGAAGATACAGGTTTAACTAAAATTGGTCATACAACGGATTAAGTACAGAGAATGAAAACTATAAGACAGACATTTAGAAATTATATAGGCATAGATCCTAATTTAAAATTAACACTTTTACTTTATAGTCATCAGAGCCTGCTTAAAAAACTAGAAAAAGAAATGCATGAAGACCTTATTGAATATAAAAAATATGGAGAATGGTTTGATTTAAAAGAATCACCAATAATTGCAGATCTTACAACAAGCGAATGTATAAATATTGGTGAAACAAGTGTAGTTATTGATGATTCTCATGATTTTCATTTTTATTACTATGAACCTTTTGAAGAAGATTTTAATTTTAATATATACGATGTTATTAAATATGTATCATTAAAGATTGATGTGCCACATACACGCTTTGGTTTACCACAATTCTTCCATGATGAAAATAAATATTTAAAGATACTTGAGGCTTGCGTGAAAGAGAATGTTGGTATAGTAGCTACATATATAAAAGTAGAAAATGATCAATTTGTTACATATAAAAAAGGAATACAAAGTAATACGGCTAAAAAACTTTATGATATATGCGAACTTAAAAAAGAATGCTTTAATATTGAAGAAGTTAAGAATGCAATTGAGGCGATAACAAAATAACAAAAAATTTCCAAGTTTAGCTTGTCAAATTAAATAAATATAATTATAATAATAGTAAACAATATAAAAGTGGGGGTGATTAAAATGGTAGATAAAAATAAACTTTTATTGGCTATTGAAGAAAGAATTGAGGAACTTATTAATATCGATAAGTTGGTATACATAAGCAATGCTCCGTATAACAGTAGTGTAGAAGAATTGTTGAGATTAAAAGAAATGATTAACAACGGTAAATTCGATATTCAAATTTGGTGATTTTATAATCTATAAATTAATTATAAAAGTGAGGTGAGTTTATGTTTTATTTCTTCACTTTTATCAGCATCGTTTTCATGGCTATTGCTTTAAGATGGTATGATAATCCGAAAACAGTTGTACAATTTCTAGTATTAATGATGTTGGCAATATTTAGTTTTGGTGTGGCTGTTGGGACGTTTATTAAGTAAATTCTATATACAAACAGAGTTATATGAAAATTATTGAGAGGTGATTATATGAATATTACAGAAAATCCTTTATATAGAGACTACCCACGAATAGCAGCAATTGCTGAAACATTTGGATTTAAACATAGTGATATTGAATATTTGCTTAATAAGATTAAAAATAACTCAAAAGCTGTCGCCTATTTTAATACAGATAGTTCACAACAGACAGCTCTAAAAGCCATTATTGCTAGTTTAGGATTAAAAAGAGATCAATTTTTTGAACATTTAAGACTGTGTAAACTTAATAACGTACCAGATGAAATATTAGTCAATGATTGTGGTAGATATTTTTTGTTAGCATATAAAGCATTGTTAAAGTAATAGTATATTTGTATTAAAAGAAAGGGATGAAAGAATGTTTAAAAAACTTATATGCTTCCTATTATGGCACGATGTTTATTTGAAAGATGGAAAAGATGGTTTTGTCTGTAGAAGGTGTGGTAAAAAGTATCTAATAGGTTGATATTAATTTAATAAGGAGGAAAAATGTGCATGACTTGTGAACATAAGTATATTCATTATGATTGTAAGAAAAAACAAGAATACCATGTAACAACAGGTATGACTGAATGGACAAGGATTGATTATTTCTTTTGTGAAAAGTGTTTAAATGAAAAAGAGAAACGTAAATCAGAAACTAGTAGGAATAAGCCGGAATGGTATTGAAGTTAAAATGTGGGCATTATAGTTAATATAGTTAATATGCTAAAAACTAAATATGAAAATGACGATCCTTATATGTTTGTTTTAATAAGATGAATTATATAAAAGTCATGTTTTATGTAGAATTTATAAATTTATAGAATAGGAGTGATTTAATGAAAAAATTATTAGGTAGTTTAGAATTGAATCGAATTTATCAGATGGATTGTTTAGAGGGGATGAAGCTGATTCCTGATGAAAGTATAGATATGATATTATGTGATTTACCTTACGGCACGACAGCTTGTAAGTGGGATACAATAATACCTTTAGATAAATTATGGGAACAATATAAAAGAATTATAAAATTTAACGGTGCTATTGTTTTAACGGCTTCCCAACCATTTACAACAAAATTAATTAGCTCAAATTTTGATATGTTTAAGTATTGTTGGTATTGGGTTAAAAGTAAGCCAAACGGATTTCAGCACGCTAAAAATAAACCTATGACAAAAGTTGAGGAGGTTTGCGTTTTTTCTAAAGCACCTATGGGGCATATTAGCCTATTAGGAGAAAAAAGGATGATATATAATCCACAGGGAATTAAACCATCTGGAAAGAAAACTATAACAGAAGTTACGCATGGGCGTACAATGGGCGCAAGACCAAATCAAGTTGGAAGGGAATACGAATCATTTACTGGATTTCCACATAATGTACTTGAATATCCAAACCTAACTGGTAAAAAAGCTTTACACCCTACTCAAAAACCTGTTGAATTATTTGAGTATCTAATTAAAACTTATACTTTTGAGGGCGATATAGTTTTAGATAACTGCATGGGTAGCGGAACAACAGCGGTTGCGGCTACATTGTGTAATCGCAAATGGATTGGGTTTGAAACTGAAAGAGAATACATAGAGATTGCAAATAAACGATTGGAGCAAATTGAGTTACATAATGATTTAAATGAATAAATCATATACATAATTAAATAAAATTCATCTTTTAAACAAAATTATAAAAAAATATATATAAAGGAGAGTGTTATTGATGAGTGATATTATTAAATTTACAGATGGTGATAAACAATTACTTCTTTTTGTATACGAAGGCAGAGTGGCGACTATCTCAACAGAATTAATGGAGTTTGAAGGATATGCTAACACAAGAAAATCATGGTTTGATACTAAAGAACGTGAAGAATTTGAGTATGGCATCGAATATAAAACTTTACAAGGGGAAGAGTTACGAAAATTCAAAGAAGATTACGGTAACATCATCATCGAAGACGTTACCACTGGAGTAACATCAACAATTTATGATAAATATAAAAAATCTAATACATTAGACATTGTATTTGAAGAAGGAATTTACGGTGTTATGTATTCATCCAATTCAGGTCACGCCAACAAATTCAAAAAGTTTATGCGTAGAGAAGTGAATCCTCAATTGCAGCGTACTGGTTCATTTGATATTGTAAAACACGAAATTTCTAAAATTGAAGATGAGAAAGAGAAATCGTTACGAATGAAAATTAAGATGTATGAGGATATTTTAAAGATTGACCCGAAAGATTTATTTGCAACAGCACAGTTGAGTATCTGTAAATCCGAATTAAACGAATATCTCAATAGTAAAAGACTTGAAGAAGTACATAGTGAAGTAAAACAAATTAAAAGTCAACTAGCTAAAACAACTGTATTACGTGAAGGAGATATGTCGCCTGAAGCAGTAGCGAAAAGGTTTAATGTATTCTCTACAAGTAACAGACCACATAACCTTTTTGCAGAGAATATAGCAAGAGATTTAGGGATTTATATTGATCCTCAAGGCAATGCAGGGTATCAAGATGAACATATTAGTATTAATTTAACAGATAAAGGAGGTCAAACTGTACCAGAAGTAAAATATAGTAAGAAAGCAATCGAGATGATGGAAAAACATATTAATGAAAATGGGTTGCAATTAGGAGAACCTGAATATTTTAAAAAGGGCAGCAGAAAAGGGCAGTTTAATTTTGCTTATATGTATTTTGAAAATGGAAGAAGAATTAAGGTTAATGAGGCTACTTATAATTTGTATAAATAATACATAACAAATTTCCACGAAATACACATTTTATTAAATTAAGGGGATGACAAAATGATAAAAGGTAAATGGTGTTATAGCTATAACGGTGAAAATTTTGAAGGTCTTTGTGATACTAGGGAAGAAGCAATTGAGGAAGCTATTTTTGAATATGGTGAAGATTATAACGTTATTTATGTAGGAAGGGGCTAAAGAAATTAATTTAGGTGTGAGAATCGATTGGATTATCGAACAATTAGGCGAAGATGCTTACGAACAAGTTGGAGAATATGCGGAAGATTATTTAAGGGATGTTAAGCAAGAACATGCACGATTACTGAAAGAAAGATTCGATAATGTTTTACATCAATGGTTAGACGAATTTGGATATAAGCCTAATTTTTGGACAGTTGTAGATGTAGAGAAAATAAAAATAAATTAATAAATGCTTGAGAATAATTTAAAAGATAAAATCGGTGAGCAAAAAGCATTTTCAGAAGGTTTGATTGAAGCGTATAAGAATGTGGAATTAAGGATTTTTGAGAAATTTGGATTGTTGAAAGATTAAGGAGGTGGAATTATGAATAGAAAAGTCTCTTTTAGGGCATTAGTCGGCAGCCATAATTACAATTTACAGATTGAATCATCAGATAGGGATTATAAGGCATTTTTCCTGCCGTTATTTGAGGATTTGTATTCAGGCGAAAAATATTCCAAATCAATCACGAGTGATACGGAAGACATTGAATATCATGACATTCGTAAATTACCCGATATGTTATGGAAATCTAATGTTAATTTTCTTGAAGTATTATTTTCAATGGAAGTACATAAATATGATGAACTGTATGATAAGTTACGCAGCAAAAGAGAAGAAATTGCTCGAATGAATTTACCTTATTTATATGATGCTTGTATGGGTATGTTTAATAAGAAATATAAAGAATTTAAACGAGATATTGTATATAAAGACGAAAACTGCGTTGTCCCAATGAAACAGCAAGCTGAAAAAGTATATAAACATGCTATGTCTGCTTTAAGAATTTTGGATTTTTTGGAGCGTTATAAAAATTTTAATTACAATTTTCAGTTAGCAATTCGATATACATATGAAGCGCAACGAGATAATTTGTTGAGTGTCAGAAAGGGTAAATATTCATCTAATGAGTTGGATGAAATGATGCAATTGACAAAGCAATACACGATAGAAAAACTTAAAGATTGGTATAAGGAACATAAACCTAATGAAGAAATGAAACGATGGGTTGAGTATGTAGTTAAGGAACATGTAAAAGAAAATATAAAGAGGGAGTTAACATGTTCAGAGTAATTGTTGCTGGAAGTAGGGATTTTAATGACTATGAGTTATTGAAAAGCAAAATGCTTCATTACCTTAAAGGCTTCGATTTGTCCGAAGTTGAAATCGTGTCGGGAACAGCAAGAGGTGCAGACAGGTTAGGGGAGCGGTTTGCCCGTGAATTTGGTTGTAAGTTAAAGCAATTTCCTGCCGATTGGAGCAAGGGAAAGCAGGCAGGAATATTAAGAAACGCAGAAATGGGAAACTATGCAGATGCACTTGTTGCTTTTTGGGATGGAAAGAGTCGTGGGACAAAACATATGATTGAATATGCTAAAAAGAAAGGATTGAAGGTCAGAGTAGTGAGATATGATTTGATTAAAAAGCGAGGTGATATAATTGAGTGAAATAAATAACAAAGAATTAATTCTAAATCATAAAGAATTTGCTGAAACAATCATCGAACGGCTACAAGACAAGATAAAAGAGTATGAAGAAAAATTAAATAAAGTAAAAACAGATATAAGGAAAGCTGCAATAACAGGTAAAATGATGGGGTTAAATGAAGCGATTGAAGAAATGGAAGAGTTTATGAAGCAATTAGAGACTTGGTATGAATAAAAGAAGGATTTTATCGAAGGAGGAATGTTGTATGACTAAAGATAATATTATGTGTTGTAATTGTGGATTCAGTGGATTGGTCGATAAAGGTGAAGATAAATGTCCTAAATGTGGATTTGTTGGAGCTTTAGCATGGAAAGATGGTGAAGAACAGGAGGTTTGTGAGTGATCGAATTAAACAAAATATATAATGAAGATTGTATTGAAGGAATGAAGGGATTATACGAAAAACATGGCGAATGTATTGATTTGTGTATTACTGATCCACCATACGGCATTGAATATCAAAGTAATGGCTCATTAAAAAAGAAAAATAAAATAATAAACGACAATAAAGCTAATTATAAAACTTTTGGAGAATTGGTTTATAAATTGTTAAAACCTAATACACATGCTTACTTCTTTACAAGGTTTGATGTGTATCCTGAACATTATAAACAGCTTACAGAAATAGGATTTAATATTAAAAATTTATTAATAGCAGAAAAAATGCAAGTTGGTGGATTAGGTGATTTACAAGCATCTTATGCTAATAATGTAGAATTGATTATATTTGCTCAAAAAGGCAGACGTAAATTTAATGAAACAAAATTAGTTAAAACAACTAAACCAGTAGGTAAAAGTCCGAATAGATACACTAATCCAACAGGAGAATATAAAAAGCGCCTACCTGTTTTATGGAAAGTTTCAGAAGGTTATCCTCCTGCTGTAGAAAATAGTGCTAAGAATAAAGATAATCCTCATCCGACACCGAAAAATCCTTTGTTCTTAGAGTGGTTAATACAATTGTCGAGTAATGAAGGTGATGTTGTGTTTGATCCGTTTATGGGATCAGGTAGTACAGCTATAGCTTGTATACATACAAATAGAAAATATATTGGGTATGAGATTGAAAAAGAGTATTATGATTTTTCATTAAAACGCATAAAAGAAACAATGAATAAGCTAATACATATTTAAATAAAAAGTATATTTTAAACAAATTGTATAAGGGGTGATTATTTTTGGTTTTGGTTGATATTGATTTAATGAAATCGCTCGAATATAAAGGTGAATATAGTGCGAGATACAAATGCGCTGATTGTAAATATTTTAAAGGTGTATATTATAATGAAAAAGGGCAATGCAGTAAACTGCGTGAGTGTATTAAAATTAGTGGGCACAATAATATTTGTAGAAATTATGAAGCTCGGATTAAAAATCCTTCATCACCAAAATTTAATTTTGATGATTATTTAGAGTTTTTGGGTAGTGATTACTATAGACCATATAGTGTAAATAAATCGAAGATCATTGGCAGCGCAAGATTGGGCGAGGTTGTGATAGATGAAGGCAAATTAGCTAAATTATTTCCTAATAGATATAAACCATTTTATGAAAGATACGATAAACCGTATTGCAAGGTCGATTTTCCAAGATGTTTTGTGTTTGTAGATAATCATAATTTTGAAATTGATTATCGGTTATATAGAGAACAAAAATTTATTAATGAAAATAACGAAATCGAGTTTGTGTATCATTATTGGAAAGATAGTCCGAGTCAGAGAAAATATAAAACAGAAGTCAATGGGAGGTTTAAGATTGAGTGAAGAAGAATTAAAAGAAAAATTAATTCAATTTGCCAAACAATATTACGATGACATCACACATCCATTGGCAGTAGCAAATCAGTTCCCAGAGATGACTGATGAATGGATTGTAGTCTTTTTCATGACATATTAGAAGATAATCCGAATTGCTATCAAATACGAGCGATGTTATTAGAATTAACAAATGTCACCATTTATAATGCAGTTAAATTATTGACAAGAAATTTAGTATATGATCAAACATATTTTGATTATATTAAAACAATTAAATGGTGGAAGGATAATGAAACAAAGGTTGGTGAGATAGCTTGGAAGGTAAAAATTGCCGATATAAAACATAATTCATCACGAACAGAAACATTGAAACCGAGTTTGAAGAAGAGGTATGAGAAAGCATTGAGGATATTGTTAGATGGTGAATAAGAGTTTTTCATGCAGCCTAGAGCTGCATTTTTTTGTTTATCTGTATGAAATTCTGCATTTAAAGAAAATATAAAAAATTGATGGTATATATTTAACCTTCCTTGTATATAATGTAGTACAGAGGAGGTGAGAACGTCATGAGCGCAAAAGTGGTTAATATTTATGAAATAAAATATAAAAATATGTTGAATTTTAAATGGTCAAGTGATATAATGTACATAGCCAGAAAGAAACGTAACATAAAACAAGAAATGATCAAAGGGTATATGGAATTATTGAGTAATCAAATTAATTATATAAGGAGGTAAATAAAATGAATACACAAAAAGTGGTACAGCTTTATGATAATAAATTGTATGATGATATTATGATTTTTTTGAATGAGATGGGAGTTGAAAGTGAACATACTAGAGTAGCGTATGAAACGGATATTAGGCAGTTTTTTAAATTAATTAAAGGTAAAGAATTAGAGCATTTAACATTGGAAGATGTTCAGTTGCGTAAAAATGATGTAGAGAAATTTAAGCAAATTTTATTAGATAATGGATTGGCTCGATCAACGATTAACAGAAAAATATCGGCAATACGCAGTCTTTTAGAAAATCTTAAAGCAAATGAATGGGATGTAAAGACGGCATTTTTTAAAAATATAAAATGGTTGAAAACTCAAGATAATAAGTATGGAGTATTAGATGTGCATGAAGTATGGGAAATGGCTCGTTTAGCAAGAGAAAAAGAACGAGAATATAAAGAAGTGAAATATTATTTTATCTTGTTTGCATTAGACACATGTTTACGAAAGCAAGCTATTTTAAAATTAAAATGGTCTGATTTTGAAGAAGTAGAAGACGGTGTAATCGTTCATGCGATTGATAAAGGGAATAAAGAGTTTCGTCAAAAAATTAGTAAAGAATTTTATAATGAATTGTTAAGCATTAAAAAAGAAGGAGAAGATCGTGTTTTCCCGATTTCAGTTGATGCAATTGATAATATGGTGTGTAGATTAAAAAAACTTATGAATATTCCCGAAGAACGTAATATTACATTTCACAGTATTAGAAAAGCAGGAGTAACATTTCAGTATCGAATTACAGGTGATTTAACACAAGCAATGAAAGCGGCAGGACATTCTAATCCAATAGTAACAATGAGATATTTAGACCTACGTGACTATGGAGTTACTGGTGCAGTATCATTTGGAAATAAAATTGATGAGGAATTATATAAAAAAGTTTCGCATGAAGAATTAATTAAAGCAATTAAAAACTGTCCAAAAGACCTACAATTGATTCTGAACATCAAACTTAAAGAAATTATAAATGATGAAAATCGACAATAAAAAAATGTTTACATTTTATACATTTGGGTATAATATTATAATGAGAAGGAATTGAAAAAGGGAGTGGTTGAAATGAAAAATAAAGAACAGCTACAAGAAATTCTTGTGGCTACTATCGAGAATATCAAATCAGATAAGAAACGTGTAGCAAAAATTAAAAGTGGGTTAAAGAAATATAAAATTTTACCGGGAACAATACAATTAATTTTAAATGAACCAGAGGAACAACTAAAACAAGTTGATGACAAATTCTTATGCTTACTAACAGAACAAGTATATATTGCTTCAGGTAATTTACAATTAAATCCTGAGAATTACTTTTCACAAAGAGAAATTAAAGAAGTGAAAAGTACGTTTGAAGGTGAAGTGCAAAAGAAAGTTGATTTCCCATACACGTTTGAACCAGTTATTCAAGTTGCTCCAGATATATTTCTTACTACAATTAAAGCAAGTGAAATTAAGCTATTTATGGATAATAAATTGCTACAATACAATTTTAAAACACAACGCGAAGCAAGAGTTAGAGTAGATAAAAATGATCCAAACAATATTATTCAAGAAGTAAAAATTAATAAGAAACACATGGAGCATATTAAGGAATCGGTTGTAAAAGGCAATGCTTTGCCTTCTACTCTAACATTTAATGCTCGTTTAGGTACTGGTGATGAAGGTTTTGAGTTAGTTTATGATGAATCTACAATGGCATTAACGATTCAAAAAGGTACGTTATTGGATTGCCTTGACGGATTTCATCGTGTAACGGCAATTGTAAAAGCGTTAGAAGAAAATCCTGATGCAGATATGAAGTTTATGTTAACTATTGTAAACTTTGATATACCAAAAGCAAGAGAATACTTTGCTCAAATGAATACAATTGAACCAATAGGAAAAGGACATTTAGAAAACATCAAAAAAGAAAGACAAGCTGATTTTATTGTTGATCAATTGAAATACAATAGTGAATTGAAAGGTAGGATTTCACCATCTGAAAATATCCCATATACATCATCGTTATTGGTGTCACTAAAAACATTGTCAGATGCTATTGATGAAGTGTATGAAATTGAGGATAGAGTTGAGGCGATTAAGACAGCGAATTATTTAAAAGAATTCTTTAATAAACTGTTTTATGCGTTCCCTGATGAGTTTTTAGGTGATGTAACAGCAGTAAAAGAAAAAAGTTTAATTAATGCAAATGCAATGTTTTATGGATATATATTATTGTCTAAACGGATGAAAGATGAGGGCATTTCATTAGATAAATTACCTGATATTATTAAGAAAATTGATTTCTCCAGAGATAATAAACAATGGCAAGAATATAAAGTGTTGGATAAAGATAAGAATGTAGTAACAAGAGCAAAACAAGGTGCGTATAAATTCTTTAAAGAATTAGATTTAGTATAAGAGAGGGGTGATTATGCATGAATATGTATAATGAGGAAATTAAAGAAACTTTTTTACAGTATTTAATTGATGAAGAAGGCTATACAGATGAAACAGTTCACGTATTTCGGTTTGTTTTTTATAAGAGTTATGATGTAGAGGACGTTTTACAGAAAGATATGTATGATTTTAATATGAGTGAATTAAAGCAAGTGTTATTAAGCGCAAATAAAAGTACGTTAAACAGTGTTCGCTCATTTGCTTCTATGATGAAAAAATATATTGATTGGGCTATTCGTACAGGGTTAACGAATAGTAATATAAATCCAATGGACATGTTTACTGTAAAGGATTACGAAGAATGTATAAATAAAAGTAAAAAATTATTCATTTCAGAAAGTGAATTAATTGATATTGAGAATAAATTAGTGAATTATCAGGATAAAGTAGTATTAAGATTAGCATTTGAAGGTATAAATGGTTATGAAGTAAGTGAAATGCTTAATTTGAAAAAATATGATGTAGATTTTGAGAATAAACGATTAAGACTATATGATGATAAAGAAGGAGAGCGTTTTATTAATGTAAGCGAAAGATGCATTGAGATTATTGAGAGAGCAATTAATGAAAAAATATATTATGCTCGAAATGGTGATAAAACATCTGCACATGGTAAAAGTGAATATGAATATTTCGAAACGGATCATGTAATTAAAAACGTTTTAACAGGTAGAACAAAAGGTGAGGCAGACAAAACAGTTATTTATCGTAGAATGAATATGATTAAAGATGTTTTCGATATGCCTTATCTGACGATTAAAAATGTATGGCGTTCTGGTATGATCAAAGAAGCTGTTGACCTTTATAAAAAGGAAGGTGAATTGACAAATAAACAACTAGCTAAGATTGCACAACAATTCGGTTTAGGAAAAATTATTAATAATGGTCATAAAACTTATAATTATCATGCGATGAGACAGTTTATTAATAAAGATAATATACTTGATTTATATGGTATTGATATTGATAAAAAATAAAAAATTTAATCCCTTTTTACAGGGATTAAATTCATACATAGTAATAAAATATAATAATAATAATTATAATACAATGGGGTTTGTGATATTGTAGTAGGTATAAAGTGATATCTTGAACTCGATTGTATTATAGTATATATTACCTTTATTACCATTTAATTATATAAAATATAAAAATGATTTAGACAAAATTCGACAAAATAAGTCAATGAAAAATGTAGAAATTTGTACTAAAATAGTTATCAGCAAAGACACAAAACTTTGCTTGCTAGCAAAGAAAAGGTGACTATGGGCTTTAGTCCCATAGTCGCGCCTACTTTTCTTCCCAAACGTACAAATCTTCGGCATGACACTTCAACGCAAGAGAAATTTTGACAGCACTTAAATACGACATTTTTCTTTTTCCAGAGATGTAAAGGGAGATTTGTGACTCGGTTATACCTGTTTTTTCGGATAATTCTGATTGTGTCATACCTCTTTTTTGAAGTAGTTCTAAAAGTAGGCACTTTCCGAATTTTATCTCTTTCATCAGATCGTGCCTCCTGTTACAGAATAATTATATAATAGCAAAATTCCCCTGTTTGTAAAAGAGTGTAGAAATATTTTTAAAAAACACTAGAAAAATAAACCATAATGTGTATAATAAAAAATAAGAACATAAGTTCTTATTTTTGAAAGGATGTGGGGAAAAATGTAGGAACATATGAGAATAAAAATATGAGATGTTCATACCTAAATAATTTTAAAAGGGGAGTAGGATATGAATAAATTTACATCATTTGGATCAGTTGTATTAAATGTATCGACGCAAGTTTTAGCTACGAATCATAGCGAAGCATTACAAAAAATATGCATTCTTATCAATGAGTTAAATGCTAACATTAGCTGCATTAACATCGAAACACATGACGGGGCAGTACATAGGTTAAATGTAGATAATTTTCACATTGAGTGGGAAGATGTGGAATAAAAAAATAGTCACTAAACATTGTGCTTAGTGACTAAACAGTGGGAAATAAATTCCATTTAGGGACATGCATATTATAACATAGATAAGATAAAAATAACACAAAAATGTTTTTAAAGTCATCTTGGTATGGAACATAAATGTTTCGAACTAAGATGGCTAATTTTTTGTAAAAAGTAATTGACTTAAACAAAATATAATAATATAATCTAATCAAAAGATGATAAATTAGTTATTTTATAGAGAGGGAGATGTTATAAATGAAAACAGTTAAAAATATGTTTGATGAAATTTATAAGAATTACGAAAAGAAATATCAATATCCATCACAAATTAAGTTAAATGAGCAATGGTTTTATGATAATATTGCTTTGGTTGACGTAAACAAAGTAAAAACATTTTACGGCTACCCTGTTGTTTTTGATAACAATATTAAGGATTATGAGTTGATTTACTAAATTAACAATGGAGATGTTAATAATGCATTATGTATTTAGAGCAGATTCAATTAACAAAATGAAATATTGTCCATTTTGCGGTAGTGAAATGATCAGTGTGTATGATGGCGATTATAGTGGTCAAGTGGAATGTTTGAATTGCGATGAATGTGAAGAAGAATTGGAGTTTGAAATTTTAGAGGAAATGTTGATACGGTATCCTGATTGGATTAAAACATTTATGAAGAAAGAGTGATACATAATGAATTCACGTGCAATCGATCGTTTGGTTGCGGAGAAAGTCTTAAAACAAGAAACTCGTGTTAGATGGGTAGTAACAAAGAAAAAATATGAATATAAATTTTACAATGTTAACGGCGGTGAAACTTGGTTGCCATTACCTGAATTTTCATCAGACATTAAAGAAGCTTGGTATGTACTGAAGGAATTTTATTATAAAATCTCTACCGATGTAAGCGATAATGTCACTGTTGAGTTAATGTTTAAAGAAGACGAAGATACTGAAATATATAGCTACAAGACAAAATTTGTCGCACTTGCTATTTGTCTAGCCGCGCTAAAAGCGCATGGAATTAACATTGAAATTTAAATAGAAATTACATTTTAAACAGAAGGGAGATGTTAATATGAAAAAGGAGTTTGAATTTGTTGGGATTAATTCAGGGGATGGCGAAGAATTTTGTTTTGAAGTAGATAAGGAAACATTTATTAAAATTACAGGAAAAGAACCAGATGATTTTGATTATGCTAATGGGTATTGGGATGAGGAAGGGAATTTTATACCAGATAAAAAATCACAATTAAGATTATATCCTTTTCATTTATTCGGATATTCAGGTAAAATGGTAAAAATTAAATTAATTGTTGAAGAAATTGATTGAAAAGTTTGTTTCATAGGGATGTGAAAGAATGAAAGTTTGTGTTAATTGTGGTGATGAATTTAATAATGGCTAAGGTTATCATCGCGTGGCAGGAGCGTGGGCATTGATGTGTCGGAATGAAATAAGCGAAATAAGAAATGTTAATCTATATATTAAGCCTGGGGTTGCAATCCCTCGAATTGGAGATACGGTGTGGGCAATTTTAGATAAAGGCACTTATTGTGAATTTAACATTTTAGCAATTGTCAATTTGGAATGGACAAATAGACTTTTGCTAAAAGTAACTTATAGGGCAGAGATTTTAAAAATTCAAGAGAAAAAACACAAAAATAAAGGCGCAACATTTAAAATCATTAAATAAAGTAAAGGACTATGCTGTTAAAACAGGAAATTCTCATTGCGAAGTGAGAAGCCCGCGACTTTAGCCGTGGGAGGTTCACTTAAAACAATTTGAGAATGTAGAAATTAAAAAGATTGGGAAGCATGAGGTTTTGTATACGCATGAATAAATAAATGGGAAATTTTATTGAGAAAGGAGAAAGGATGACTATAAATGAAATTAGCATATTCCGTTAATCAATATGATAAAGATGGCGACTGTTATGAAGAATGTATTATGGTTTGGATTGATGATAAGTTTTTATTAAAATTTAATAATTTGAATGAGTATGATGAGTTTATTGATAAACTTAAATGGATGAGATGTCAAATAGTAGAAACGTAGTATATGGAAAATGAGGGTTAATTTCAATGAAACATTGTTTTTATTAGGTGGTGATAATATGAAATTTAATAATATTGAAGAAGTAAAGAAGTGGTTTATGGAAAATAAATATCCAGATGAAGTTCATAAAGCAATTGAGTTCTTAATTAAAGAAAATGAAAAGGTTCAACAAGAAAAAGATAATTTATTGAAACAGCTATTTCGTATTAGTAAAACAGTAAGATGTGGAATTTGTGGTGAGCTGCAAACACAGTGTCGATGCTTCATTAAACCAAATGATCATGTGTTTTAAAGAGGTGATTTAAATGGTGTTAAAGATATTTGAGAAATGTGATTGCAACTCAGAATGCGAAGGTAAACATTATTTTATATTTAAAACAAAATATATACAAATCAGATTTTTTGATGATTATGGACATAAGTTTCTTTACATACATTTAGATAAACGTTATTGGAGATGGGAATTTTGAACGAAAGTCTTATTTCGTTGAAAGGAGAAAGGGACATGACAATGGTTACAGCAGTGGAATTTGGTGAATTTCTTAAACATATCTATTAGGCGTTCATCACACAACTTTGTTGAGATGGGAAAAGGGTAAAAATTTATCGACAGTCGATACATATTTGTTGGAGTAACAAGTAAGAGAAATTGTAAGGAATGAATTAAGAAAAAGACGTTTAGAAATGAAAAAGGGCGGGTGAAACAAAATGAGCAAATTAATTTTCTATTATGGAACTATGCGTTCATCGAAATCAGCACAACTAATTATGACGGCTTATAATTACAAACAACAAAACAAACCATTTATCATCTTTAAGTCTTCGATTGATACGCGAGATGGAAATATAGTTAAATCAAGAGCATTAGATACTACATATCCAGTTTACACATTCGATGAAAATGATCGTGGATACATATATAATATGGTTAGACTGAAAAAATATCACGCTGTACTTCTGGATGAGTGCCAGTTTTGCAAAGAGTATCATATTGATGAATTGGCTCGTATTGTAGATGAGTTAGGCGTTCCTGTATTATGTTTTGGATTATTAACTGATTTTCAAGGGAAACTGTTTGAAGGAAGCAAGCGTTTGATTGAATTGGCTGACAAGATTCAAGAAATTAAAACAGTTTGTTGGTATTGTGATCGCAAGGCAAGAATGAATATGAGAACAATAGATGGTGAGCCATTATTTGAAGGAGAACAAATTCAGATTGGTGATGAAGAATATTTACCTGTTTGTCGGAAGTGTTATATGAGTTTTAAAAATAATACTAAGAAATAATAAAAAATGATTGTCAAAATAAATTAAGTAAAATATAATAATATTAGAATTATAAAAGAGAGGTGATGATAAATATCTTATGGATTTTGTTGTAGAAAAGATTGAGAAGGCGATGAAGAATTTAGAAAGAGCATTGAATGATATCAATAAAGGCGAGTCGAGAATGGCGATCAGCCATCTTGATTTCTGTAAGGAAAACGCCCAAGAAGCAATCTATTTGATTTTAGCTGAATTGGAAGATGTGAATAAGAATGAAAAATAAATTCCCAATAACTGACGTTCGAATATTGATGGAATTGGTTTTTGGTGAATAAGATTAATCAAATAAAATATATAAGTAGGAGGATTATATGATTATTAGGACAACTGAAGAGATTAAAAATAAAATGAAGGAAGGTTTTTCAACAGATTTTTTCGGATTCGGAGTACAAGATATCGCAGAAGCTTTGTCATTCGAGGATATAAAAGAAATGTTGACCGATGAATTTCTAAACAAGCCTAACGCAAAAGAAATATGGGAGGAAGGTAGGGTAAAAACAAAGCAAGATGTTGTGAATAGAATGGAAAATTATTTAGATTTTGCTTGGGAGAAGGCAAATGATGAAAGAGGGCTTTCAGCCGACAGAAGTATTCAACACTACATTGCTTGGTCGTGGTTGATTGACGATGAGTTGTATAACAAATTAGTCCATATGTATGAAACAGAATATGGGGAATATGGAAAGAATATTCTTTCATATATTGAAGAATGGATCAACAATCAATAAATTGACTATAAGAAAGGATGAGTAATAATGACAATTAGAGATAAACTTCAAAAACAAAGACTAGAAAGACAATTAGCTATGTTAGAAGAACAAAAGAGAAAGGATGTAGAAAAGAGAGAAGATTTGCTACTTTTGATTTGTCTACCTACTACATTCATCGGCATGATTATTCTGTATTATGTATTTTATGTTTTCCTGCCAGAAGGGTGGATGTAATACACTCGCACGCAAAGCATGATTGACAAAAAATAAAGGAGAATGACAAGCAAGTAAGATTAATCAAAGAAAATATATAAGGAGGAGAGAAAATTGGAAATTAGCAAAGCTGTTAACATAGCAGTTGGTTGTGTAATGGCAAGTTCTTTAGACATGTATGAAATAGATAGGAGAAGAGTGTTATGATTTCTAAAGAAGAGTACATTCTAAGCAGAGTAGAAGCAGTTGTTGATAAAATAAAAATGAGTTTTGTTGTAGAAAAATTAGAAAATAAACAAAATATAAAATGAAAGGATGGATCTATAATGGAAGTACCACAAATCAATTTCATTACTTTTTATCGAAGAGAGGGAAATTTTAACATATTGGATAAAAACCATATAGAAGCGCAATACATTATTGTAGGCATACCAAGTAAAATTATTCAAGAAAAAGATTTAAAAATCTCGTATACTGTTGAATTAGATTATGATATGGATTTTTCTCCAAAAGAGTATACCGCTTTAGAATTGCTGTATGAATTAGAAGGAATTTGTAAAAGAGAGTATTTTTATTCGAGCGATTTGAAACATATAGAAAAACTAAAAGAATATCTTGAATCCATCGAGGAAGAACAGAAAAAATTGAGGCATGAGTATGAAATTGCTTATGCGAAATATCAAATTGAGTATTGGACACAGCGATTAGAGGAATTAATGAGTGAATAAAATGACTGTTTTATAGAGAGGTGTAAAATATGAAAGCATGGGAGCTGATTCAACAGATAAAAGAAAACAGAAAAGAGCAGCGATGGAAGAAGGGTGACATTGTTAGAAATAAATATTATAAACCATTAGAAGTTATTGGTGTAGAAGATGATTTTGTTATTACTTCTGATACATATGGTAACAGAACGGGTAATCTTGCTGATGATTTAGAGATGATTTGTCCAGTAGAGTTAAGGATGGATAATTAAAGATAATTATAAAAATATAAATTTAAGGAGTGTTTGTGAATGAAACTAAAAGCCATTAAAGATGACTACATGAAAATCTCCAAAGAACGTTTTGTAACTAAAGATAAAGTATATAATGTTGTACATAATGATGGTAAATGGATTGGTATTATTGATGATCGCAATAAACATCATTATTTTGCAGCTGTTGTAGGTCATGAAGGTTATTTTGGAAATTGGTTTGAGGTTGTTTAAAATCAGTCATTTATAGAGAAAGGGTGAGGTGGATGAGTGGGGTTACTGTGGAGCAAAAGAAAGAATTTTTAAGATGGTTTTTAGGTAATTATCAATTAAGAAGAAGAGAAAGCGTTTGGATTTTAAACTTTTTATTGAGTAATGACAAACTAATGCATAAAGTTCATTTTGTTGAAAAAGCAGATGTAACCCCAAGAGGGATAATAGTATCTACTCGTTGTGCTGAAGTTGATGTTCCATTTAGATATTATAAAGATAATTTGATGAATACTGATGCGGAAAAGTGTTTTCATGATATTCGTTTGAATAGGGATGATGACATATATATTGAATTCAATTTTAAAGATAAATATAACTTTAAAGAATATTGTGAGGTGTTAGAAGATAATCCGTTTGATGAATCAGATACAAGTGAATTTGAAGAGCAAGCTACACATTTTTTAGATTATTGTTTGTATGAATTTAAAGTGGAGCAATTGAAGAAACGAATTGATGAAGCTATTGATGATGGAGATGAAGAGTTATTTATGAAATTAACTGATGAATTAAGTAAAATCGAGAAAGTTAAAAAGAAATTTAAAACTGTGAGTAAGCATAATATGATGGTTTAAAATGTAAATATGAAGGAGCGAATTTAATGAGCAATAAAACAAAAGAATTGCTTCAATTATTACAAGACCATCCTGATCGAGAAATCATTTTTATGTATCCAGAGGAAGGGTCTGATCATTACTACACATTAGGATGTCCGTCAAGGATTATACTTGACCAATATACCACTATAGGTGATAGAGTTTGGTTTCGACTCGATAATGAAAACGAGTTATTTGACCACATAGCTGAAGAAATTGCTGATAGTCATTTTAGTGAATTTCCTCTATCAAATGAGCAAAACGAATGGGTAAACCAACAGACTAGAAAACGAATCGAACAACTTGCATGGAAAAAAGCTATTGTGGTGTTTATCGAACCATCTTAATGTGTATTTGAAGATAATATTTATAATAAAACGAAGAATTTATCCAGAGCGGAGGTGATAACTTGGATGTAAACAAAATTTATAAAAATGAAGACGGTAATGATGTAATTTTGCTTGGTTCAGTATCACAAGAAGAAATTGAAATGAGAATGAAACAAAGGAGAGAAGAATTCAAGAAAACGGCAGAAAAGCTAAAAGAAATGCTTAATGAAAGCAAGAAAAGAATGAAAGGAGTAAATTATAATGAGTGAATGGTTAACGACAGGAGAAATGATTGACCGATTGAAAGTGGGAGAAGTGGCAGTAAATCAAGATGGGTGGAAAGTAACTTTCGGGCGAAAAGGAGATTTATTATATTTTCACGAATCGCAAGAACCTGATGAAGAAAACAAATTTACGATGAGTCTGATCTTTCTTAAAAAGGATAGATGGCGCATCCTCCCTCATTACGTCAGCTTTGAAGAAGCGATGAAGGCGTTAATGAATGGAAAAACTGTTTGGTTGTGGTTAGGAGATGAGAAAGAAGCAGGATACTACATCGACAAAGAAAGTGGGAAGTTGTGGGCTATTGCTGGTGATTGTACTGCTCCAGTCAGAAAAATTTATTTTAGTGACAAATGAAAAATAGAAGATTAATAGGAGGGAATAATATGGATAATTTATTAACTACTGGGCAACTAATCGACACAATGAAAATTGGTGATATTGCAGAAGCAGTTGTGGCGTGTGAAGAATTAACTGTTATTAGAACCGAAGAAGGTCTAAAATGTTTAGATGATTGGGGTAAATTTTCACCATTTATATTAGACGATGATCGACTTTCTTATAAGTGGCGTATATTGCCTAAGTTTGTTACATTTGAAAAAGCGTATGAAGCAGGTAGGCAAGGTAAAGTAATCAACTTTCATGCTAAAGACGGTGTAATACATAGAATTGAACATTTTGATGATAGTTTGGATGAGAATGGATTAAGTTTCTATTGTTTAAGGGAATTGATTGAAGGGAATTGGAGTATTGAAGATTGATTAAAAACGATATTTTATTTAAGGAGGATTGTAGGAATATGGGTAAATTAAAAAGCCCGATTAACTGGTTTGGAGGTAAATTTTATATGGCAAATAAAATTATTGATATTTTTCCTGAACATAAAGTTTTTGTTGAAGTGTTTGGAGGAAGTGGTCAACTCACATTTGCAAAAGAACCTAGTGAAATTGAAGTATATAATGATATTGATAAAGGATTAGTGTCATTTTTTAAGATTTTAAGAGATGAAAATAAAGCTAAAAAATTAATAGAAAAATTACATTTAACTCCGTTTAGCAGAGAAGAATTTTATGAATGTAGAGACACTTGGAGAAATGAAACAGATGAAATAGAAAAAGTTAGAAAATGGTATGTAACAGTTATGCAAAGTTTTAGTACAAATATGTCTTCTTGGAAACCAACTAAATCAAAATCAAGAAGAGGAATGGCACAATCAGTAAGTCAATGGTTAGGACATATCGAAAATAATTTACCATTAGCTGTTGAGAGAATGAAAATGCTACAAGTTGAGAATATGGATTTTAAAGAATTGCTAATTAAGTATGATTCTCATGATACATTGTTTTATTTAGATCCTCCATACATACATGATACAAGAAAAATGACATATGAATACGAACATGAGTTATCAAATGAAAGACATAAAGAGTTAGTCGAATGTTTATTAAAATTAAAAGGAAAATGTATCTTGTCTGGCTATGAACACGAAATTTATTCAAGATTAGAAAAAGAAGGATGGCAAAAAGTTTATTTAGGTGAATTTGCAAAAAGAAGTATAAAGACTATAGAGAGTGAAAAAGAAAAAGGACGAGAATTTGTTTGGATTAATTATAAATTATAAAAAATATAATAATACATAAATATTAAAAATGATTAAACTGAATAAAATTGATTTTTTATCGGAGGTGAATGACAATGCAATATGAATTTCCTGTTAAAAAAATAAGCCGTAATGGTAAAGAATACATATGGATGGAAAGTGAGGTGTTTTATAATTTCTTTCTTGTTTTGTCAGAACATATGAATATTGATCAGGCTATTGTTGATTTGATTAAGAAGAAATATAATAAAGCTAAAAAATATAAAAAGAAAAGGTTACGATTGAAGAAAGAGAAAGAAGTATTATATGAGACGATAGGGATCTTATTGTATTGTAAATAAAATTGAGTTTGTTGAAAAGGATGGTTAGAATGAATTGTATAATTTGTGGAGGAAAAATCATTAGTCAGTGCAAATGTCTTCGTAGTGATGCAACTTGTGAAAACAGTCATTCTTATCATTGGTCACCTTTTTATAAAGAATATCATCAAGGCTTGAGTGATCATAGTACAGATACATTTAGCAAAGATTGTTGCAAAGAAAAAAGAAAAATTGAAATTATAAATTAAATAAAACTAACATTTTATTGGAAAAGGGTGTTAATAAATGTGGAAACCAAAAACACTTAAAGAAAGATATAAAGAACAAAAAGAGTGGCTACAAACATTATCGAAAAACGAACGTGAATATATTGAAATTAATGTTGTGGAGAGACTTCCAAAATACAGATCGAAAAAAGAATATTTTGAACGAATTCAATCTCTTATTGCAGATCCTATAAGCAGAAATAAGAATACAGAACAGTCTACTAGTTTCACGGTTCGAATTTATGATCAATATTCAAATTTAGTTTACGAATTTGGAGGTTACGGCGACACAGAAGCATTTCATGAATATACTTCTACTTCAGCATTAGAAGAAATAAAATCGGTAATCAAAAGAGGAGTAAAAATTAAAGATGTATATTGGGATGAAATGGGTCAATATTCTTATAGTGATTTTTACCTTTTAACAATAGAAATTCATGCAGAATTTTAAATCAAATGATGATTTGATTTAAAAATAAAAAGGAGATGATTAAATATGAGATTAGAGGATGTTTTATTGAATGATGATTTGGTAGTTGGAGAAGAGTGTTATTACGATCATAACAAATACATTTACAATGGGGTGAATGAAGAAGGCAAACATATTATTATAAAAAAGACTTCAGATAGTGAAGTAACAAGATTTATCGATAAAAAACCACATAGACCAAAGATTCCGTTGGGATTATTCTTCAAAAATAAGCGTACAGGTGAAATCGCTGAACTCACTGGTTATACTCAAATGCTTGGGAAAATGTATTATAAATTAACTATATATGAGGATGTATTCAAAGGTTATGAGCATGAAACCTATGAAGAAATTCGGAATAAATGGGAGTTGTTAGAAGAAAATCCGTTTATAAATGAAGATGAATTGCTTGAACAAATTGATGCGCTTAACTCAGAAATTAGTAAGTATGAAAAGCAAATTGAAGAAATTAAAAAGAATTATATTAATCCTATTAAAGAAAAAAGAGAAGAATTATATAAGAAATGTAAACATGATTGGTATAAGTATGATGAAGTTGAAATAGGTGGACGAAACTATGAACAAGAATGTGTATGCAATATTTGTGGGAAAGAGAAGATTAATAGATTTATTAGATTTTGATAAAACCAATCTTTTATAAAAAAATTATAAAAAAGGATGATGCAAATGAATGAATTCGAAAATAATGAAGAAATTACAATTGGATATTTGATTTTGATGTTAGGTGAATTGCGTGAACTAACAAATAGATTAGAAAGAAAAATTGAAAAACTTATTGCTTATGCAATTGCAGTAACTATTATAGCGATAATCGGATGGTTAGTGTAAAGGAGGAGTATGCATGAAAGATGTGTTAGAAATTATTAATCAAATCAAAACAACAAGTAGCCGAAATGAAAAGGAAGTGATTTTACGAAAACATAAGGATAATGAAGCATTAAGAAAAGTATTGGATGCCGCACTAAATCCATATATTGTTTTTGGTATTGGTGAAAAGAAGTTGAAGAAATTCATTAACAAAGCAAATGGTAAAGAAAATAAATTTAATGATGTATTTGAGTTGATTGAGTATTTAAAAATACATAATACAGGTTCAGATCATGATGTGAAATTAGTAGCTGAATTTTTAAATGCACAAGAGAATGAAGAGTTAAAAGAATTATATAAAGAAGTTATTAATAAAACGTTAAAAATTGGTGTAACGGCAAGGTCAATCAATAAGGCTTTTGGTGAGAAGTTTATTCCAGAGTTTAATGTAATGTTGGCAAAGAAATTTGAAGATGAAGAACATAAAGTGAAAGGTAAAGAGTTTGTTATTACTGAAAAGCTTGACGGAATGCGTACCATTATGATTGTTGAAAATGGGAACGTAACATTCTTTTCTCGTCAAGGTCAGCCAATTGTAGGATTAGTGGAAATTACTCAAGATGCAAAATTGTTGCCTGATAATGTATATGACGGAGAATTGTTAATACATAATGCTGATGATTACAAGGATAGAGATGTACTTCAAGAAACACTCAAGATCGCACGAAAAGATGGCGAAAAACGCGGATTAATACTGCATTTATTTGATATGATTCCAATTGAAGAATTTAAAGCAGGGAAATCAAAAGCAACATATCGTAAACGTAAAGAAGAATTAGAGTTTATTGTTGATAAATTAAATTCGCCGTATATTAAGGTTGTGCCGAATTTATATGTTGGCAAAAATTTAGATGTAATTCCTAAATTACTCGAAGAAATGAATCGAAAAGGTAAGGAAGGCTTGATTTTGAATATTAGTGATGGTAAATATCAATGTAAACGTACAGATGTGTTATTGAAAATAAAGTCCATGAATACTATGGATTGTAAAATTATCGGATTTGAAGAGGGAACAGGAAAATATGAAGGTATGTTAGGTGCATTACTTTTAGATTATAAGGGCTATGGGCTTCGCTGCGGTTCGGGATTTACAGATGAAGATCGCAAAGAAATATGGAACAATAAAGAAAAATATTTAGGTAAGATTGCAGAAATTCAATATTTCCGTGAATCACGTAATCAAGACGGAGGATTAAGTGTATCTTTCCCAGTGTTTATTTGCATTAGACACGATAAAGATGAGCCAAGTTATTTTTAATAAAATTATAAAAAACGTATTGACATGATATTTAGATGGTAGTAAGATAAGATTAGAAATTGCTGATGGGCAATTTGATAAAAAACAATTAAATAAATTATAAAAATAATATTGACAACTAAAAACAGAAGCGGTAAGATAATGATAGAAAAGAGGTGATGTTTATGTAAAATCTTATTAAATAAAATATAATAAAATCAAAATATGAAATCACACCATGAGGGCGATTCAGCGTCCTTAGATCGAGAAGTGTTCCTGATGAGAGCAAATACATATCAATCGTTTTATCGTAAAAAGGGAATGCACTCGATAAGGTAGTCCAGTAATAAACTGGCTGAAACTCCATGCACAAACTCCGCATGGACACCATACAAAAATAAATTGCAGTGAAGTGGTAATTGATTCTAAAAATATTGATTTATCAATGGATTAATAAAACAGGTTTACTGCAAAATAGATAAAAAAACAGTGTTTTTGTAAAAAATGATTAATATGTTTAATTAGAAAAGTTTTGATAATTGTAGGGTTGTAAATTAACTATATATGGTGTGAAGTTTCAGCCATCTTTTGCGCTTTTTCTGCTTCATTAGCAGTTGTAAATTAACTATATATGGTGTGAAGGCTCCCACGATGTCAACTGGCAATCCTTCACCTTTCAATGTTGTAAATTAACTATATATGGTGTGAAGATGAAATCCTTGTATTTGTACCTGCACGTATCAAAGTTGTAAATTAACTATATATGGTGTGAAGGATCCTAATTTATATAATGGCGGTTTAATTGGTTCTCATGTTGTAAATTAACTATATATGGTGTGAAGGAATAAACTTTAAAACTTTTTTAGGATTGGCACTTCCAAGTTGTAAATTAACTATATATGGTGTGAAGAAGAACCGCTGTTCCCTTGAGCATTTTCTCTTTATGTGTTGTAAATTAACTATATATGGTGTGAAGTTATTTTCAATGCAATTAATGTTTTACCTACACCGTTTTAAATTAAGTATGTATAGTGTAAAGGTAAATATTAGATATGCATAATAAAAGCTTAATATAAAAATAAATGAGGTGTATAATAACATGACGACAAAAGTAGTAAAAATAGAAATTATTAAGCCGATCAATGATACTTGGGATGTGTTAGGACAATGCTTACGAGATGTTCAATATCAAACTTGGAAGTTAGCAAATAAAGCAATTCAAATGTTTTGGGATTTTAGTAATTTTAATTATTCATATCAACAAAGATTTGGAGAAAGTTTGTTAGGTAAAGGTAAAAGTTTACCGAATGGTTATAAAAGTGTAGGTAGTGATATTTTGAATGAATGTAAGGAATTTACAAATAAACTAAACTCAAATAGCAAAGATGCTATTATTAAAATGGTTACAGATAAATGGAACGCAGATTTTAATGATATTATAAATGGGAGCAAGTCAATAGCAAACTTTAAGCGTGATTTACCAATTGAACTTCATAATAAACAATTTATGAATAGCAAAAAACAGTTGATGTTATATGTTGAAAATGACGATTATTATGTGGAGATTAATTTAATTAGTAAGCAATATGCAAAAGAATTAGGTAGAAAATCAACGGCGTTTAAGTTATTACTTGCAGTAAAAGATAATTATCAGAAAGCAATTGTTGATCGTCTGATTAGTGGTGAATATAAATTAGGGATGTCTAAAATCACAAAAGCAAAGAAAGGTAAAACGAAATGGTATTTGAATTTAGTTTATTCATTTACTGAAAAGAAGGACGATTCACTCGATCCGAATAAAGTAATGGGAATTGATTTAGGTGTAAATATTCCTGCTGCGTTGGCAATTTATGGTGATAAATATTTTAAAGAGTTTGTTGGTGATCGAGATGAAATTGAGAATTTCAGAAAACAAATAGAATCAAGAAAGCGTAAATTGCAACAACAAGGTAAGTGGTGTGGTGAAGGTCGTATTGGTCATGGAATTAAAACAAGGATTAAACCATTGGAAAAATTAGCAGGTAAAATTGCTAATTTTAAAAACACAAAGAATCATTGTTGGAGTCGTTACATTGTTGATGTGGCAGTTAAGAATAAATGTGGTGTTATACAAATGGAAGATTTATCAGGAATTGCAGAAGAAAATACATTTTTAAAGAATTGGACTTATTATGATTTACAACAGAAAATTAAATATAAAGCAGAAGAAAATGGAATTAAGGTAGTGTTTATTGATCCATCTTATACATCAGCTAGATGTAATAAATGTGGACATATACATAGAAGTTATGAAAAGAAAGAATATAGACCATCGCAAGATCAATTTATTTGTAAAGTTTGTGGCTATAAAGAGAATGCTGATATTAATGCTGCGAGAAATATTGCAACGCCGAATATTGAAAAGATTATTAAAGAACAGTTGGAAAAGCAAGAAAGAGAGCAACGTAATCAAAAATATATAAGCTGATACATAAATAATTAAATAAAATATAAAAATAATATTGACAAAGGAAAATGAAATGTTGTAAGATAAGATTGTAGGATTTGAAAAGCATGAATCAAACAAAATATAAAAATAATACAATATATAGTAGTAATAAGTAAATTAATATACAACATCTTGTGTTAAACATACAATAAAATAATTGTTTTATCGGAAGGTGGTGATCGCCATAGAGCGAATTAGTAGAAGTCCTCCTTGAGTTACGGAAAAGCAAACAAAGATAAATATATAAAT